ATCAGCTCTCTAACCTCACCGTATTCCCTGTCTTGATCAGAAATCGTGACCAAGGACCAATCCACTGTTCTCTTGAACCGAGTAATTCGTCGCAGATTAAACATTGAACGCTGCAGAACTTGCACGTGACTCATCTGGTTCTCATTCAGCAAGGTGTAGAGATTGTCTCCTTCTCGATACAAATCGACAAACATGGCAAAATAGCCTAGGATAACATCATCAATCTTCCCTCGCTCAACTTGAGCCTTGAATCTTCGGTACAAAATCACAGGATCTTTGACCAACACTCCTCGATTCACGATGAATGAGCAAAATTCTCCAACTGGCGCTCTGAAACGTTTTTCTACAGCATGGTCATAATGTTCATAATGGGCCCAGTTCGCAGACACGTTTTTCATTACACAACGAATACCGTCATCACCAGTACTCGCTTTTGGCTCCCACGGCTGAAGATCAAACTTCAGACATTCCTTCGCCAACTCGTTCATAGTATTGCCGAGCCAAGTGAAGATCTCACCTGACATTGTCATGATTGCGAGACGAAGTGTCCGAGTATGAAAATCTGCCTTGTCTTCAACATAGTCATTGATGAGATTTTCTGGAATGCCGAAATGTCGCATGATGTTCGACATGAGAATAACAGATCCTCCCCGAACTGAAGCATCATAACCGCTCACGTCGCACATTTCATATTCATCACTAACCATGTATTGTGCGAACCAAGACTTCATGTCATCGAATGTTTTCTTCGCATGCAAATAGACATAAGGTGGACAATGTTCCAAAATCTTGTCCAAAAGATACACGCCCACCGGTCCGAACTTAAACAGGTACTCGTCTGATCTGACCAATATTGTTTGCAACGGCTTTGCAACTTCGAAATGATCTGACTTCAACTTCAACTGAGTCTTAGCTGTCAAGAAATCCTCATAGTCAGGGTCGGCTCGATTCAAGCTCATTGCCTTTAACGTGGAGGACCGATCAGCCCTTCGCTCTTGAAATGTGACGACCGCCTTGGAATAATCCAATTCAGAAAAGGGAACAACCGCATCCCATTGCATGTAATGACGAAGAGCTTCAAACATTGCATTGCCATACGGAGCTTCATCAGCCAATTCAAGAACGTTTTCCTCATAGGAAGCCCGACGAAGTCGCTGAGCCACACCAGCAGCAAACGAAGCATTGTCATATGACTTCTGATCCGCACCTAACAGTGTCCACATAGGTCGATACTTTAAAGGATCATCATAGCCAGCCATTTCAGCACGCATATCTTGCAAGACCTTCTTTGCTTGAGAACTATTCATGCCATCAGTACGAATTTTCTGCAACAGGCGTTTTTGTTCATCTGGGAAATCCTTGCGGAAGATAGGGGTCTCCATCTTTTGCTCGGAAAAAATCCCTTTCCATGACAATTCAGAACGGAACCGTTCCAAGATTTCGCTCATCGCCAGCTCCTTGACGTAACTCGAAGACTCCATCGGCAGATGCGTTCTTAACTTGATCGCCTTCATCTGCGGCTCTACACAAAAATGCTCCTCTGCATCGTATTCAATGATCGGGTCAATAAACTTCCTGAAATCATAAGCCTCTTTGTAGACTGGATCATCATAATCTAACCTTGCACCACCGCGAGGAGCCGCGTCATCTGGATCAATCACAGGCATCGATTCTATCTCAGGCAAGAACTGCTTGATGAATGAAAGATTCTTGACCTTATGAAGTGGCCCAGCCAAGCATTGTCGCACATTCTCTGGTAGAGGACCAACCAAGTCCTTGATATCAACAGTGAACTCTGGACGGATCGTGATTGGCACTCCTGGCTGGTAATTTGGATAGTAATGCCAAAGAACTCCCAACACAGGATGACTGTAAATGCGCTCCATGTTCGAAGAATGCAATGACATGTCGATCACCAAGATTACGTCTTGCGCTCTCGTTAGAACTGTGTACAACAACTTGACATCAGTCATCGATCCCACAATATGAGTGAGACTGATCACTGCAAGAGGGGAAGACAATCCTTGACTCCCTGCGTATGTCTCAGTCTCTCTTTGCCGCAACTCTGCACCCCAAGACTTATTGGCATGAGACGGGTAATAAAACTCAGCCTCTTCGAAAAGTGTCTGCAATGACAATAATGACTCTCCCGGAAAGAACGGAATCAAATCTTGCGCCGTCTTGATGCCTGTCTTGGAAAAGTGAAAACCGCCGGGATGCGAATTGAACGTCGGCATACGGAAAAAGTTTGCGATCTTCGGACCAAATCTCCAAGTACCAATCAAGTATTGATAACTATACGCGCTGAGATTCGCGGCCTCACCCAGTAATCCACTGTCATTCAGCAAGCAATCCCTGTTAGGTTCATGCCACTGACTCTGGTAGCGATCTGTCAGGAAAATGTGATGGCTCGTTTGAGGAGTCAACAACGCCTTCAGGTCATGATAACCCTTAGGAAACTTGTCCTCATCACAAACCATCACCCAACCCCAGAAGCCTTCTGCCAACGACTTTTCGAACGTGGTCACATAACTGCCTGGTGTTCCTCGATTGGTCGCCGGAATCTTTTTCTGCAAATCCAGTTTGTCACCCCAATCTTGCCTCAACGTCGAAGTTGGAAGATCCACATGAAAGCATTGCTGCTGATGATACTTCTTCTTGCGCAGAACTTTCTGTATGCTGGAAGACTTCCTACAACCAGGATCGCCTTCAATCATTGCAATGTATCTCTCAGTGACTTGAGATTTGACCGAACCACAATACTCCTCCCAGGACCTCAATTTCTCCTCATTGAGTGGATTCAGTCCTAACAGGCCAGTTGACTTGTCGATCATCGCTCGAACATACTTCGATGCCCTTTCAACCGACGGAAGCCAAGGTGTGAAACGCACGACAGGTAACGCCTGAATCTCCAAAAGCATCGCTTTCGCAATGTTGGGCATCAAACGATCAGCTGGTTGTCGACTCTTGATCATCATCCCTCGAGAATTCCTTTGCCTGGGAGCGAAATGCCCGTCAATCAAGGTCAAGCACACGGTGGCAACACTTCGGCACCCGTATCGACCGATTATCTTTGACGCACCATCATACACCACGAATTCACACAGCATAGCGGACCCCAACGTCTCCAACACATTAACACTGAGATCTTTACGGTTGATGTCACTTTTCTTGAAATAGCGAGCAGCTCGCAAGAAAAGTTTTTCATGAGACTCTCCGATCAGTACGCTCAACGCCTCTAAAAGACAGTCTTC